CGATATAGGCACCAAAGTGTCCTCCGGCTTGTATTACGCCGGCACCATCGTCACCATCAGTACGTGGAACAAAGGAAGGCCTTACTGGTTCCTTTGTTTTCCTATTTATTTCAAATCCAAAAAATTCTGCCATAATTACTCCATATTATTGGAGGGGAACTCGCCCCCTCCTCTAATATTATTTATAAACCTACGAAGTAGTTGAAGATTCCCAGTATTGTACCTGGAATTCCATTGTAAATTCTTCAATTTGGTTTTCTGAATCATAACTGACTTCAATCTCAGACATGTTTGTAGGGAATATTCCTCTAAAATCATATCTCTTAGTTACTTCACCAGCTTTATTCAATTGTTCTACAATTGCGTCTGACTGATAATCAGTAGGATTTGAAAGTCCTGTGTTTTCGTTATGACTGTTAATACCATTCATCCATCGCTCCATAGCGTTTCGAACTTCGAAACCAGTATCATTGATGATAGTAATTGTCCAAGGGTCAAAAGTTCTATCACCAGCAATCTGTAATTGTCTACCTCTGAAAAGAACAGGGATAGGAGCAATTACTGATGAAGGCATCTGCGCAGTTTTACACATAAATGATGTTAATTCAACATCGCCTTGTGCATAACTTGGGAAATTTAAAGTAACCTTAAATAAGTTAGCTCTAGCTCCACCGCCTACTAGTTTAGATTTAAAATCGTCTACACCTAATATTGCCATGATTAACCTCCACTGATTTCGGAGAATTCAACTCCGGTTCTTGTTGCTATAAAGTTTAATGTAATGAAGTTGATTGACCTTGCAGGCTTAATGAATATATCTGCAACAAATCTATTAGTATCAATTACTTGACCTGTGTTATTTGTTTCATCGCAGACAACTAAAAAGTCTGTAAGTCCTCTTCGTCCTTTTACATCTCTAAGGAAGGGCTCTAATAAATTTCTAAATTGAGCTCTTGTGAATTCATCATTAAATTCAAACAATTGTGCTTTTGCAGCAGTTGCAATTGCTTTTTCTAATACAATGAATAATCTTCTTACATTGATTCTGTCGAATGCAGAAGGTCTGCTTAATAAAGTTTTGTCACCAAATAATAATGTACCTTGTCCAGGTAGTGATACTATTGGGTTAACTCTTGCTTTATAAAGAGTATCTCTGTCTGCTTTCTTTGGGTTAAATGCAAGTTTTGTTACGCCTAATAACTGCCCTCTGTTTACACCAGCTGGTGAGAACCATGCGTCTGCTACTGAATCAGTATTAGCACATAATCCTGCTTGGTGACCTGCAGCTCCAATCCATCTGTATACATCGTTATATTTGTCGTATACATATAGTGCTGTAGAATCACAAGAAGCATAAGAAGTAGAAGTTAAACCATCAGCGAATGCCTTAACATCTGCTGCAGGGCTTGAACTACCTACTGTGTCTTCTATTGGTGGTGATACAAAAGCCATACAATCTTTTCTTGCTATTGCTATTGATATTAAATCCTCTGCAATTGTTTCCGCGCCGTTAGCGTCAGGAGTTGCAAATAATAAATTAACATCAACAGTTTCAGCATCTTCTAAAAGATCGTATGCAGTTGCTATTTCGCCTACTGTTGGTGCGTTATCGTCTGTTCCACCCGAAAGTGAATCTTCGATTGCTGCTGAGTTAGTGGTAAATGAAGTATTAGCTGCTATTGTTTCACCAGCATCTGATAATGATGAATCATGGTCAGTCCACCAAATATACTCAGATTGTGCATTAATCACATCTTTGTAAAATAATGATGTACCAGAGCCATCTTTAGCATCTGATGCTTGTGATAAGAAACCAAAAGTTTCTAATACTGTTCCTGGTGTTCCAGAAATAACTCCATCTTCATCAACGATTGCAATATGCACTTCGTCATTTGCTGATGTTTTACCAAGACCTGTCGCGTAGTCAGATGTACCTGGTGCTGCATCAAAGTTAGATGCATATGTCCATGAACTGAAGGAAGTGATTCCTTGAGTAATCATTGACACTTTTAAGCTATTTCCAATAACTCCTGGATATTTAGCCACCCAATTACCAACATCTAGGCTACCGTCTGCATAGTTATTATCGTAGTCATCTTCATTTTTAATAAGTTGTCCATTACCATCGGCCGTCGCGTTAACGTGACCAGATGCAGCACGGACTACTTTCAGTGCGTTTCCATACTTTAAGAATGACGCAGCTACGAGAAAGTATTTTGCTGTATTGTTGTCTGGCGCGCCAAATTTTTCAACAAGTTCATTTTCAGAACCTACTGATACAACTTCGCCTACCGGACCCCAATTAAATGCACCCGCAAATCCACCAATACTGGTTGATACTGCTGGAACTGCATTTGTGGCGTCGATTTCTTTAATCTGCACGCCTGGTGATACTTGAAATGCCATCGCTTTATCCTCTATGTTATTGAGTTAGTTAATAAGTTACATAATACGAATAATCAATACTATTATTTATAATATAATATATCCTATAAGGTCCATCTTTCTACTCGTACTATACTCTCGTTTGTTGTTTTCCATTTAGACCTATCCATAAAGTGTTTTAATACTTGTTTTGTAACACTTTTACCTTTAGTGGACCTTTCGATTCCACCAAATCCTGGCATACTGTTTATTTCTAACAATATAGGTTGGTCTTTTTCTCTATTTTTTGCTGGAAGGAAATCTACACCAACCAGTGTACCTTTACATAATTGTGCTGATTTAATAGAATCTCTTTTTTCTATTTCTGTTAATTCAAATGATTCTGTTTCAGCACCCAATGATGCATTACTTCTTGCGTCACCAGATATAACTTTTCTTTTCATTGCTGCAATAATTTCGCCATCCAATACAATAACTCTTACATCATAATCAACATTAATGTATTCTTGAGCAAGAAGGTCAATATTTTTACTCAATAGTGATAACATCTGGACTGTTGGGTGAAGTGAACGCATACTTTCTACAATTACAACACCAACACCAGTTTGTGAACCAGATGAAGCTTTTAATATGATTGGAAATTTTAAACCAGCATCTTGAACTGCTCTTTCAGCATCATCAGAATATGTAATAGGAACTGTTTTAGGTGTTCGTAATCCATTTTTTCTAAATAATTCATTACAATAGAATTTACTTGAACATATGTCCCATGTTTTAAGCGATGGTACTGTATAAAAACCAGCATCCTCTAAGAGTTTTATCATATCAACCCATCGTCTGTTTGTTGTAAATCCTAGTGTACCTAATCCTCTAGGAAATATTAATGTGTCTTGTGGACTAATTTCAAAGGGTTTTTGATAATGTGTTTTACCATCTTCGCTTGGCTTGATTGCTTTTCCAGTTTCATCAAAGTCAAAGGAATGTAGAAACATTTTTCCATCCTTTTCTTCGATATAACTACCAGAATATTCTGCATTAAATAATTCAATACCAACTGCCTTTGAAGCTTTATTCATTAATTTAACATCGGGTCTATCTTGCTTTCCAACATCTCTCAAATTCTCATGCGAATTATGAAATATAACAAGCTTATATGGTTTCATACCTGGTTCCTCTTTTAAAATATTATAATTTTCCATGTCCTTTCCATTCCTGTTCGAACCAAATATTTCCATCTTGGTCCTTATCATATTTATAACTTTCATAATTTCCACTTTCTACATAACCAAATGGTAGCATATCGTCCTGAATTGCTTGTAACCTTTCCTTATATAACATATTTTTCATATCAATATTTGTTAAGTTTTGGAATACATCTGTTGTAGTAAACCAGGCAAATAAAACTAAATTCATCATTAAATCATCATGATTTGGTGCAATCGCCTGAAATGAACTACCTCTGGACACAAATGTACTCATTTCGATTATTGTTTGTGCATCGTATATTTTTAATTTTTTCTGTTCAATTAAATCCTTAATACTGGAACAACCAATTCTTTTAACTCTTCTGGTCATTGTTGCTCCTAAAGCATTTGCCTTAACTGTGGATTCAACAAACATGTTTTCGTATTCCAAATCATAATATAAACCATTACAAACAACAGCACCTTGGTCATTACTTTCAATTACAACATATGCCTCGTTATATGTTTTTGCATATTTGTATATTAAATCTGGAAATAATAATGGTGATAAATTGTTATCTCTAAAAACACAAACCTGTTCAAACGTTTCTTCTGTTACATCAATAATTGTAAATGTACTATAATCCTGGCTACGCCCTTTTGAAACATCGACAGTCATTACATACTCATGACCTTCAATGGGTTGCTTGTATATAAAGGTATTTTCTTTATAAAATTCTGGGTCCTTACTCTGTTGTGCTAATAAATGATTTGCACTAATTAATG